AATTTTGCTAAACAAGCATTAAGCATAGATACAAAAGAAGAAAGAGATAGATTAGATAAATATATAGCTACAACAACAGATTCTAAAAAATCATTACAATCAGAAATTGCAAACGAATTAACTGATTTTAGAAAAGTAGTTATGATGGGAAATCCATTTGTAACATCTACTGCTAATAAAAAATTAAGCAATATACAAGACGTATTAACTTATGTTGCAGCAAACAAAATGTCTAGAGGAATGGATATGGATACAGCAGTAAAAGAATCTACTTCTTATATAAATGATAATTTTGTTTTTAGAGATACTTATTTTATTCCAAGAATTTATAATAATGAAAGATTAACTACAACACAAATTGAACATATAGATAGAAAAGCAAATCGTATAAAAGATGATAATATAGACAAATTAGATTTAGAACCTTTTAAATCAAACGATAAGAAAATTTCTCAAGATATTTTAAACAAAGGAATGAAAAATCAAATAAAAGAAAACGGAATGTGGATTAATTCTGCTGATGGTAATAGTTTAGTTTTAGCTGTAAAATTTTATGATGGTAGTATTGGAATATTAAATAATAAAAAAGGTGAACAAATTAAAATAAATTTTGATGACACATCATTTAAATTACCAAACTCAAATGAAAATATTGATTTTTCAAAAATAATAGAACAAGATATTGGTTTTAAAAGTAAAAAAATACTATTACAATAATATATGCCTAATATAGGTTTTGGTTTAGACACAGAAGAAAATGCTCAAGCCATAGGTTTTGATAAATATAAATTAACTTTATCTGAAACTTTAGGAGTTACAGCTGAAGATGCTTGGAATTTTAGTGCAACACCATCTTTAATTAGATACGGAAATTTAACTGCTTCAAGAAACGGAACTGCTAGTGATGGCATTGATGAATTTTATCCTAATTATTATCCATCTACAGAAGATGAACCACTAATTCCAAGAGATGAATTAAATAAAAAATATTCTAATATTGGATTATTATTTGAACAAGATGAAAAACAATCAACTGTTGATTTATTAGCTGATAGCAAATTAAAAGAAATAGATAGAGCAAATAGATTTGCTCGTGGTCAAACAGGTGTTGTAGCTGGTACTTTAAAATTTGCAACAGGATTAGGAGTTAGTTTGGCAGATCCGCTTAACATTGCATCTGCATTTGTTCCTGTTGTTGGTCAAGCAAGATTTGCATCTTTGGTTGCACGACAAGGATTTACTACTGCTAGACTTGCTAAAGGTGTTGTTGAAGGAGCAGTTGGAGCTGCATTAATAGAACCTATAGTTTACGGAGTAGCACAAGCAGAACAAGCAGATTATGGTTTAATGGATAGTTTTTTAAACGTAACATTTGGAACTATTATTGGAGGAGGATTGCATGTTGGAGTGGGTGCTTTAAAAGATTTTAGAACAAATGTAGATTTTAAAGAAAGAGTACAACAAGCAAGAGAATCTGCTGGAATAGATTCTGTAGAAGATCCTGCTGTTAATTTATATAAAGAATATTATCCAGCTAATTCAGAAATAATGTTAAGACTTTCTGAAACAGATCCAGAAACTAGAAGATTATTACTTGTAAAATCATTATCTGATTTGTTAGAAGGAAAACCAGTTGATGTAACTCCTATAGCAAATACTGATCCTAAATTAAGAGATGCACAAATTAATGAAGATATAAATGTGAAAGATAAAAACAATTCTAAAAACTCAGTTGAAAATACTCTTGAAACATCTTCAAGACAACCAATAAATGAAAATGCTGGTAAACAAGAATTTAAAACAGAAGAACAAAATACTTTAGATAAATTAGATAATACTTTAAAAACAAAAGAATCTGATCAAGTAATTATTGATCAAGAAAATAAATCTTTAGATGACCAGTTAAATGTTTTAAAAGGTAAACAAAAAGATTTAAATATTGAAGATAGCAAAGAATTACAAACTTCTAAAAAAGAATCAAAAGAAATTTCTGATAAACAGAAAGAAATAAAAGATGCTATCATTGATGGTATTAACTGTATTAACAGCGTATAATTATGGCAAAAGATAAATGTATTGATTTAGTAGCACAGGCTTTAAAAAGAGGTAATGTCAATGAAGAACAAGCAGCAGATATTATTGATAATATTAGAAAAACTCAAAGAGAAGCTAAATTAGAAAATCTTGATAATACTTTAAAAGATGAATTAGCAAATCAAGTTTTAAAAGAACAACAAATATCTAAAAAGATTAAAGAAAGAAATGCTATTGAAAATGAAATTAAAATAAGAACAGCTGTAGATAAAGTATTAATTGATTTTAAAGGTAATGAATCAGAAGGATTGTCAGCTATATTAGTTGGTAGTAATTTAGAAAAATCAGGAGCAAGAGCTTCTGTAGCACTTTCTCAACTTTCTGAATATAGAAAATTATCATCTGCATTTTATGAAAAATTAAGACAAAATAATGTAGTTGAATTATTTTCTACAGCAAACGAAGATATAGATAGAAGATTATCTAAAACAATTTGGGAATCAGGAGAAGGCAAAGCAATAACAGAAACAAATAAAGACATTATAAAATTAGCAAACATAATGTCAGATTATTCTGAATCTATAAGAAAAAGATTAAACAACCTTGGTGCTAATATAGGTAAATTACCTGGTTGGATTGTAAGACAAACACATGATCCATTTCAAATAAGAAACGCAGCAAAAGTATTAAAGGAATTGTCTGGAAAAGAATCAGATGATTTAGATGGTGGATTAGATAGAAATTTAAAAGCATGGAAAGAATACATTACTCCAAAGTTAAAAGACGAAACATTTAGTGGCTTTGATAATAAAGATGATTTTTTAAATAATGTTTATAATTCATTAGCTCGTAACGAACATATAGTTACAGATGGTTCTGCTGCATCTTATGGATCAAGAGATATTACAAAAAACATGAATGCAAAAAGAGTTTTGTTCTTTAAAACATCTGATGATTGGTTTGATTATAATAAAAAATTTGGATTTGGAAATTTAAGGGAATCTTTTTTCTTTGGTGTGCAAAGATCTGCAAATAATATTGGTATAATGAATGTATTAGGAACTAAACCAGAAGAAAATTTTAACACAATAAAAGGATTAGTTGCCAGAAATTTATTAAAGAATGAAAAAATTACTCAAAAAATTAAAGATGATGAAAGAGCTTTTCAATATCAATTAGATGAAGTAACTGGAAGAGTAAATATGATTAGTCATTTTAGTGGTGCTAAATGGTCAGCAATCACTAGATCAGTTGCTAACATGACTAAATTAGGAGGTGCAGTTATATCTTCTTTTACAGATATTCATAACTATGCAAGAGAATTAAAATGGCAAGGTAAAACTTATTTAGGTGGAGTGCAAGAAGCAATGTCATCTTTATCTAAAATAAAATCTTCAGAAAGAAGAATAGCTATTGCTCAACAGTTAGGATTTATGAATGATAATATTACTCATGACTTGGCTGGTCGTTATTCAGTTGGAGATGCGTTAAATAAAGGATTTACAAAAATACAAAGAACATTTTTTAAACTTAACTTACTTCGCTGGTGGACTGATTCTTTAAAAGAAGGTTCTGTTCTTGGTTTAGGAAATTATGTTGCTAATAAAAGAAATACTGCATTTGTAAATTTAGATGACAAATTTAAAAGATTAATAACTCACTTTGGTATTGATGAAAAGATTTGGAACACTATTAGAAAAATGGCAGTTGAAACCGCTGAAGATGGAACTGAATTTTTTTCTGTTCGTAATATAGACAATCTAACAACTAAAGAAATATTACCTTTAATGGATATGAAAAATCCAAGTCAAAGACAAATTGATTTATTTAAAGATAATTTGAAAACAAAAGTAACTGGTATATTTGTAGATAGATCTTCATTTGCTGTTCTTGAATCTGATGCAAGAGTTAGAGCTTTTATGAAACAAGGATTGCTAGCAGGAACTCCAATGGGTGAAGCTATAAGATTTATGGGACAGTTTAAAGGATTTGCTATAGCATTTACACAAAAGTCTATAGGAAGAGAATTAGCTGCAATAAAAGCTGGTAGAACTGGAGAAGGAGCTTTAGGTTTAGCAAATTTATTTATTGGTGCAACAATTTTTGGTTATATTTCAAATTCTGTATTAGATATATTAAAAGGCAAAACACCAAAAGATCCAACAGATTTAAAAACATGGCTTGCTTCTGCAGCAAGGGGTGGTGGATTAGGTATCTATGGTGATTTTTTATTTCAAGAATCAAAAAGTAGTGCTGGTATTCTTGCTACAGTAGCTGGTCCAGTAATATCAGAAGCTGGAAAATTATATAAAGTATTTGATTATATTAAAGAAGGAAAAATAGATGCAGCACAAAGACAAGCATATAAATCTGTCATTGGAAACATTCCTTTTTTAAATTTATTTTATACTAAAACTGCATTTGATTATGCTATTGGCTATCAAATGATGGAAACATTATCTCCTGGCTATCTTAAAAGAATGGAAAGACAAATGAAAAAAGACGGAGATCAAGAATTTTTGTTTACAAAACCATCAAGTTTGTTTAAAGGTTTCTAAATATGACAATATCTTCAACTACAGTTAGAAACAGTTATAGTGGTGATGGATCTACAGATACATTCACATATAACTTTAAGATATTCCAAAACTCAGATATTCAAGTCATCATTCGTTCAACTGA